AATAATCGCACTTTTAATAAGATTATGGTTGGTTGTAATCCCATTAAAGAATGGGGTGTTATATATGAAGCTATGAAAACAGGAAAGGTGTTTGCGGGTGATATAAAGAACTGGGATGGAAGTATGAATGCGGAAATTCAGTCTTTAGTCGCTAAAAAACTCCTGGCAAACAGTACATCACCTGATAAAAATTTGATAACAGCTTTGTTGAGTACCCTTACCAACTCTTTAGTAGTCGTAGGTAACGACACATATCTAACTACTCATTCCATGCCATCTGGTTCTTATTTGACAGCTATAATGAATAGTTTAGTTAATAAGTTGTATACTGCTATTTGGTATTATAGGAATGTTAAAAAACCAACAGTACAAGATTATTGGGATTCTATAGACGATTTTGTTTATGGAGATGATAAGTTGAATGTGATTCGTAAGCATGAAAAAGATTTGAATGCCATAACTATGAAACAATTTTTTGAGAGTGTTAATATGGGTTTTACAGATTCATTGAAAAAGCCAATTGATACCCCTTTTCAAAGTATAGAAGAGGTTACATTTTTGAAGAGATCCTTTAGGTATCATAATCTGCTTAAGAAAATAGTATGTCCTCTAGAGTTGAGAGTAATACACAATACGTTGTCTTATTACGATTGTAATAAGGATCATCAATTGGTTTTAAAAGATAAAATTAACGCTGCTCAACGTGAATTTTATTTGCACCCAGAAAGAGATATATTACTACGAGATTTTTATGGGCGATTGTCTAATTTCCAAGTTCCGTATGTTAAATTGAGCAAAGAATACTTGTTGACAGTTTATTCTGACGACAAGTATGTTATTCCTCTTTCCTTCGGGGGAGAGCAATATTTTTAAGAATTATTTGGCGTTATAACAATTTTTAGAACTCACACTAAATATTGGCGACCGTAATTCTTAATTTTAAATAAATGTGAGAGATTGGTTATTGGTGATTATTGTAGTAACCACCCCAATCTTTAAATTAATGCTACAGCTAACCAAAATTATAATAATAATGATACCGGCATGTCGGAAGCCGTTAAACATTTTTCGACAGTTAAAACTCGTTCGGTTATAGAACCGGACAATATGTATAGTAAATTTCCAAGTTTAGCTTGTGTTCCTCAAGCACTTAAAATGGACTTTACTAGAATTTTGAATAAACCGTATTATATAGCAACTGTTCCTTGGAGCACTGTCGCTACTGTAGGTACTGAATTGTTTGCAAATTCCGGAGCCCCTTTTACTGCTGGTTTTAATGTACCAGATTCTATATTTTTAAATGCGTTGTCAAAAATTCCTTTTCAATCATCCACTTTGTATAGAGGTAAAGTGCGGCTGTTGATTCAAGTCGCTGGTACTCCTATGCATCAGGGTTGTTTATTGTTTTCAGCTCAACCACCAGGTTTTCAAGTGGGTGTTAATACGCTACCTAATCGCTTTAATAGTTTGATGGCAGGACCTCACGTTTTTGCGTTTGCAAATGAATCTACCGCTGTGAGTTTGGAAGTTCCGTTTTACTTCAACACAAAATTGGGGAAAACAGATTTAGATAATTCAACTATACAGCCTAATTATTCCTTCGGTAACTATTCGCAGATTATTGCGACTGTATTAAATCCTTTAGAAGGTCCAGCTGGTGCGTCGACTTCGCTGTCTTTTTCTGTTCATGCTGAATTTGTAGATATGGAATTTTATGGCCCTCATGTTGATGTTACATATGCTCCAGCTCCAACTTTGTTGGCCCAAGGTATTTTGGATGATTTTAGAAAATTTGGAACCGGTGTTGTAGATTCAGCCTTTGGTATGGCAGGTGCAGTTACAAAAGATATTTTAGACAGATCTAGAGGAGTAGTAAGAGCTTATACAGGTTTGGATGCTCACAATGACCCCAATATACAGAATAAATCTCATGTAGTACATCGTCAACACGCTAACCTGACAGATATGCCTAAGCAATTTGAAAAAATGGATCCTTATGGAGAGTTCGATCGTATTTGTGATGATTATATTTTTGATACAGAGCGTGATGAAATGTTGATGAGAGAAATTGTAACTAAACCACAACTAATTGGCACTTTCGTAGTTAAATCTGCGGATACTACTGGTACCTTATGTTGGTCAAGACCTATTTCACCAGTGTCACAAGCAATAAGATATAAGTATACTAATACAGAATCTGAAGTTATAACCACTCATGGGTGGGATAATTTACTACAGACAATGTATTCTATGACTCGTTATTGGCGTGGTACTATTAAGATTCATTTTCAATCTGTTATGTCTAACTTTCATTATTGCAAATTGTTGGTTGCGAAAGATTATTCAATAAGAAAGAATGGTCTTACCCAGTATCCGACATTTGCGTCAGTACCAAATTTGTTAACAGATACGCTAGAATTTTCCGCTGGAGGTCAAGTTCAAACTATTGAATTACCGTTCATATCGCCTATTGAGTTACAACCTAATACTTATGATTGGAATTTGATTGCTAGTCAACTGGGTATGTACTACGTTTACTTGGCGCAACCTTTGGTTGTTAATGGCACAGTAGTTAGTTCAGCTAGTTTTAACGTTTATATTTCAGCTGGAGATGATTTTGCTTTTTATGGATATTCAGTCAATCCATTGCGTATTATTCAACCGTATTTGATAAGTTCTCCTCCGGCCTTAGAAGCAGAAGATGATGATGATTCCATTTTTGCACAGGGTGATGCGATACAAACAGATTCTAAAGTACCTGAGCCTGTTGGTGCGCAACAAGAAGTTACTTTTTCCCCAGCGTCACAGTTGATACCTTATGATTGTAGTATTATGAGGCCAGTAGTTTCCACTCGTGATATGATGAGGCGCATGTATTTAGTTGCAAAAAGTATTTTATCCCCTGATGAAGTTGCCAATGCTAGAGGAGTTTTTGGTTTTGATGTGGCCACTTTATTAGGTTTGCGCAGTGTGAATGGAACTTTAACAGAAGGTGTCAGAAGTGTGGATTCCAGTACTTTGAGAATTTTACAGAATATGTTTCACGGTTATTCTGGTGGAGCTCGCATTAAAATTGTTATTTCTGGCGCTGCAAGTGCATCTGCATGGTTTGTCCCACCTGGGTATATGGTTCAAGCTAAAAATTCGGCAGGTACAACAGGAGAGCAGCTGTGGTTAGGTACTTCGCCTACAGCTAATTCAGCCCAACAAGTATTGTCGATTGATCAGTTATTTTCAACTGTAGAGCTAGGTGCTTTAAACTCTGAGTTTTCTATTCAAACAGTGACTCAAGAACTCCCGAATCTTGCGGTTAATGGACCTTTGTCTAATGCTTTGTATGACAGTGATGATATTCATCCGTCTAGTTATTGTGAAGTAGAATTTGAGATTCCTAATTTATCTCCCTATAGATTTGTTGGTGATTATGTTAGTAAAGCGGCTCCAGGTGCTGTTGTTATGTCTCACACACCTACAACTAACTTAGGATACATAAGACTGTTTATACCACAACAACTAGGAGAAGTGGCTGATACTATCAAGAGAGGAGGTATATCCTTTGCAGTGTACGCTTCGGTAGATGATGTAGCTAGAAATGGTTATCAAGTACACTCACCTCCAATGATGAGACCCGCCGCCATAGTAGGAGGAGGTGGAGGACAACCAAACTTTTCTATAGTTGGTTCCGATTACTCACCAGCTGGTACAGTGCAAATTAGTTCAGAGCCACTGTATCCCATTTTATTTTATACTAAGACTTAAGTTATTTTCTTTCTTTTTATAATTATCCATAATTTATTTTATATTTTTGTAAATTTTTATTTTTAAAATTTAACCAAGGTTTCTTTGCGAACGTGAAATCTTGAGGCATTATAGCTCGCCCTATTTAAAGTCTTAAAGGAACTAGAGGGACTTTAAATATATCTATTAAGATTAAAGGGCGGGCTTCACAGTTCGCTATTTTTTACATAATAGTCCC